AGGTGAAGCAACGGGAAGATTAGATAATTGTTTTACGATTTTGATTATAACTTGACGAATTAATTTTGCAACCTCAAAACTTTCAGTAAATGATTTTTTAAGTACCTCTAAATTATCTCTTACTTTATCAATATTTTTTTTATTACCAAAAAAGTTTATAAAACCTAAAGCAGTCTTATAAACATTTAAAAACTTACCAATAATTCCAATTGGTTTTGTATCATCTACTTGTTTTAATCTTCTTTGATAATCAACAGAAAACCCTTGAAGTGTTTTATTGATTGTGTTCGTTACATTATTATTAATATTTGTAGATATTGTGCTTACAATACTACCTGTTGCTGAAGGTGCTGGTTGAGCTCCTGCTCTTTGGAAACCTACAATTTTATTCGCAGCACTATTCACAACAGAAGCACCAACTACAGAACCACCTGAAATAAAGTTCTGTGCTGCTACTTTATTTGTATTCTGTCTTCCTATTACTTTTTCTGGACTAAGAACAGAACTAACCATTTTGTTGTTGCTGCTGTTTTAATTTTTCTTCTTCAATATGTTGCTGTAAAAGTGCTAAGTAGATGTCCCTTTCCCAGGGCATCATATTTTCAATCTCAGTTAATGAATATTTATGGAACTGCATCAAGGCAAAATTAATTCTAAAATATGACTCTAGTTCCATATGAGCCATACTTAACCGAAAAAAGATGTCAATCCCTCCAACGTAACTTCACTTTCAATTTTAGTTTTTGGATTTGTAACTTTTACGGTATGAGAAAGTCTAGGCATCGTATCAAAGAACTTCTCAATTTCCTTAAATTGATTTGAGTTTAAGGTTTCAATCCAATCAGTCAATTCTTTTTTAGTAGAGTCCGCAGCAGACCAACTTTCCTCTGCGTTAAAAATAACATCAATACAAGAAGTGATTACATCAAAAGACCTTTCAATACTTGATGAACTTTGTTCTGCACTAAAGTCAAAATTAGTTTTAATGAACTGGTCTAATGAAGGATACTTCATTCTCAAAACCAAATCAGAATCAAGATGAATATCTGTGCTATGTTCTGGGTCTTTTTGAACTTCAATTTGGTCGATAAACACTGTAACTGGAACTTGTGTTTCTCCATCATCACCACAAGTTATAATCAAGTCAAGACTTTCTCCAACTGACTTACCACGAACATTTAAGAAAATATATTCAATATCAAAAGTGGGTAGTTCTTCTACTTTAATTCCTTTTGTTAAAATGCAATCTTTTAATACTTGCTTGATTGCATTTGTAATTTCTTTTGTGCTTTGACTTTCAAGAGCAAGAATTAATATCTTTTCTTCTTTGACTAGAAATGGTCTGTATTTAATTGTTTTTCCAGTTGATGGTAAAACCAAATCATACGTTGGTGTAGAAATCTTAGGTAATGGCATAATTTATACTATCATTAAAATTATTTATTTGTCTAATGTACCGTAATTCTTTTCCATTACATATCTTGTATACTGGAAAGTGACTGTTGTTTTTACAATTTGACTTCCCTCATAAGTTAAAGGCATCGCAGTGATATTTGTTGGGAATGCTTCAATCATTCTATAAGTTAAATGTGGTGGGAATTTTACATTATTTGGGTTTGAACTATCAAAATTTCTCTCAAACTTTGTAAGTGATATAATTCTCTTATAGTCATCTGGGTATCTAAAACGAAAGAAATCTGTCTTTTCTTTTCCAGGACCATCTCCCTGTCCTCTTGGACTTGGTGGCAATAGACCAGTCCCAGCATATAACGGATTGATATAATTCATCCATTCTTCAAAAAGACGAATTAAATTATATTCATTATCAACATAAAAAGTCATCGTAAATTCTGGAAAAATTCTTCTCGTTGGAAATCTTTCAATCGTTCCCTGACGACTTCCCATTTCTTCCGTTACATCAAACTGAACTCCAGGAATAACTGCTTCCGCACAATAAAAATCATAGACATAATTTTTTGTTTGATTTGCAGTAATAACATTCGAATTACGCAACCAACTCATCAATCCACTTCCACCAGCATCAACATTTGTTAAATGTAATGATACTTTAAATTGACTAGTAAGAGATAAATTACCAAAAATATCTCTTGCTGAGGGCATTCCATTTGTTGGAGCACCTTCCGTCATCTTAAGGTAAAATGGTCCTATACGCGGAGACCCTCTATCTGGAGCAGCCATCTATAAATATTTTTAAGTGTTTATAATATGTATGCCTCGTAACGAAGATAGTAAATATAGACAGGGAAAATATAGACCCCACAATCCACAAAAGTATGGTGGAGACCCATCAAATATTGTTTATAGGTCTTCATATGAATTAAAGTTTATGCAATATTGTGATTTGACTGAAAGTGTGAACTCTTGGAAAAGTGAAGAATTTTGTATTGCTTATCGTTCACCAATTGACAATAAAGTTCACAGATATTTTCCAGACTTTTTTGTGAAGTATAAAGATAAAGACGGAAACAATCGAACTCTTGTTGTTGAAATCAAACCACAAAAAGATTTAAAAATGCCTGAAACAAATCCAAAAAGAAGAACAAAGTCTTGGGCGTATTCAGTTAAAATGTGGGTAGTCAATCAGGCAAAATGGGAAGCGGCAAGAAATTGGTGTGCTGATAGAAATTATGAATTTAAAATATTCACAGAAAAAGAATTAGGAATTCCAGTCAAATGATAGCAGACGACATCAGAAAGCAAGCAGGCAACAAATATCGCAGTAGTGATTGGTGGACCAATTCACTAATGAATGAATTGAGAAATATACAAAAGAAAGACATCAATCAAGCAGATACTGGATTTATAAAACCAGGAGATTTAGTTTTCTTTTTATATTCTGCAAAGTATCCACAGAGATATGAATACTGGGATAAACATCCTCTATCTTACATTATAGAAATTAGTTTTGCAGAAGGTTGGTTTCTTGGGGCAAATCTGCACTATCTTAATCCACAATATCGTGGAGGTGTCGCACAATCCTTTCTAAATAAAGAAGGAATTATAAATGCACCCAAGAAAACTTTACATAAATACCTCTTCTCTGGAGTAATGACTGAATTCTTTAAAGTGCCTGAAAAAGAATGGAGAGAAGTATCGTTGCTTCCAACAGAGAAATTTGTTGATAAAAGAGGTCAACCAGTATTCAAAACCAAAGTTTGGGACGCACCATAGATGGCATATGAAGTATTAAAAGATGAATATTATCAACCAAATTTAGGTCCCCTTGGTCCTGGTCCTCTTGGAATTAGATATGACCCCGTAACTGGTGATTACGAATTAAAACAAAAAAGTGCGTTAGGATATGATATAGGAATTGGATTAGCAATATTTTATAAAAATGGAAGTTGGACAAGTGATGCAATAAGAGACCCAAATCTATTTGTAGATGGTGATGAAAACAAACCAACACCACTATCGCAACAGTTATCGGAAGATATGCGAAGAAAGGTATATGCGGCATATCAAGCAAAAGGAGGTACTGCTGGTGGAAACGTAGTTAATGCTACCGCAAGACCAGCAAATCAAAATAGTCCAGCAGGAGTAAACAATAGTTTTCCAGGAACAAATCCAGGAATAGCAACGGCAGTGCCAGGAGTAGGTGGTATATTAGCAGCAACACCAGGGTCAATAAATCTTAATGATACTGCTAATCTTAATTTTGATAGCAACAACGAAGACAAAATTTTTAAAGATAGTGGTCTATTACTATACCCAATTGATATTTTAAAAAATCAACAAGATACATTACAAATTACAATGTATCGTTATCAACCACCATCTGGAGACCTTTTTACAAATCCAAACTTTGATTTCTCATCAGTTTTGATAAAAGGATTACAAAGAAACAGTGCTTTAAAAAAACCAATTGCAACTACAGTTTTACCAATTCCTTCTGGCATTCAAGATAATAATGCTATAGGTTGGGGAGATGACTCAATGAATAATCTTACAGCAGCAGTTGCTGGTAAAGTTAGTTCTAACCGAATGCAAACAGGAATCACACAAGCAGTAATTGCAGCTTTGGCAACTGCGGTCCAGGCAAAGTTTGGTGTCAATTTGCCTAGTCAAAGTATCTATCAGATAGCAGCAATAGGAAGTGCAGCAGGAACTGGTACTGATTTAAATGCATTATTACAAAATCAACAAACCAAAGCAGCAATAACTTCATTATTATTAAAAAATGCTGGATTTGAACTTCCAGCAGAAACTATTTTAGCAAGAGGTTATGGAATTGTCCCAAACTCAAACCTTGAATTATTATTCCAAGGTCCAACACTTCGTCAATTTGGTTTCACTTGGCGTATGAGTCCAAGAAGTGCCAGTGAAGCAACAAATGTAAAAAGAATTATTCGTATGTTTAAACAGGGAAGTGCCCCAAGAAAATTAAACTCACAGTCTGGTGCTGGTGCTGCTTCTCTTTTTCTTGGAACTCCAAATGTTTTTAAACTTTCATACAAAACAGGGAATGAAGAAATATCTGGATTAAATAAATTTAAGATTTGTGCTCTTGTTAATATGAGTGTAGTTTATGCTCCTGACGGTCAATGGGCTGCGTATGATAAAGGACAACCAGTATCTCTTACTATGTCTCTAAATTTTCAAGAAATTGAACCTGTATATGAGAGTGATTATCAAGAAGATGTTTCTGATAAATTTACAGGTAATCTTAGATTGGATAATTTTAGTTCAGTAAAACAAGACGATGTAGGGTACTAATTCATTTTAATTCAATCAATAAATAAAAGTGCCTGAGTTGGTGGTTCTTTTCAGGTTGGGATAAAGCACTTTCGGGTGCTTTTCCTGTATAAATAATAATAACCA